AGCTTATACCTGCATCAACGTTTAATGCCGCGGCAGGCACTCTCACCTTATCGGCTCGTAAGGTTTCCGCTAGTGTCGGGGGCGGCCTGTATGTACGTATTTTCCTCCTAACGTCAAGTGGCACAGACATCACAACTACCACCCAGGCCCAGAACAGCATTAACTTAATGGGCAATATCGGAGGCGCTCCGGGGGTGTCGGATACCAGCATCACGATTCTCTCCCCGACACAAAACCAGAACTATAGTTTCACCTACTCCAACTTTAAAACGTTTGCGCAGGCTACGCTTCTCACCGGGCATACCTGGTCGGAAGTGGCAAACGTCGTCTTATGCGTAACCAACGGCTTTGAAAGCGGTACGGGCGCGCAGTTCTATGTCGATAACGTATCGTTGACCTAAAGCGAGAGGGGGATAGAAATGTCGTACTCAAATTCGGATCTCGGGGTCTACCCCGTAGTAAACGCTTCGGACATGCAACCGGCCATAAACTCCATCATCGCCAACGGCGGCGGTGTGCTTACCCTGCCCCCTAAAACCTTGGTGGGCATATGGGATTTAGGTACGGTTAATGTCCCACTGCGCATCGTTGGGGTCCCGGGCGTCTCTGTATTGAAATGGCCCGATAGTACACTTGGCACATTCGGTGCCTGGAGTAGTGGGAATCCGCCAGCATCGGTGCCGCAGGTTATTAAGGTGGCAGGCTCTAATGTCGTCATGAGCGATTTTGTCATAGATGGCAACAAAAACAACCAGAATCCGAATGGCACGCCCACTACCATACAGGGCTGCGGCGGGATTCAAGTGGTGCCCCTAGGGGACACCGCAGAAGTTCGTATGCACAACATTGAGGTTAGAAATACCATTTTCTCCGGGGTGACCGTTAATGGCTTTTGGCGCACCATCCTTGAAGAGTTACAGGTGCATGACAGCTATAACAATTCCAACCAAGGCACCATTTGGCCGAACTGGAACTATTCTCACCCGCAGGGGATCACTGCTTATAACAATCAGGACCCCAACGCCTTGACGCTGGTAAAAGGCTGCCATTGCTACAACCACGGACTTGATGGCATGTCTGTGGGCGGGTGGAATGTGCAGGTAATCGGTGGCAGCTACAACAACAACGGTCTGGGGATGCAGAATTTTGAGGGTAACTCTGCGTACACCGGCACTACAGTCGGGGCGTGCGGAATATATAGTATCGACGCCACCAACATCAAGTTCATGGGAGTGACCGCCAACAATAACACCGAGGCGGGCATCAATGTGAACGGTGCCGCCGGAGATGGATACGACCTGAATGACGTTCTTTTCCAGGGCTGTTCCTGCGGTGGGAACGCCGCCGAGGGCATGAGCTGCAGCGGGGGGCGGGAGGTGCGAGTCATAGGCAACAATGCGTATAATAACGGAGGGAATGCCCCCAGCGTTCAACGTGACTCTGGCGTATGGCTCAACAACTGCTCCGATGCTACCGTAGTCGGAAACGTGTTCAAGGATACCCGGACTGGATCTAGCAGAACCCAACGCTACGGAGTCGCCAATCAGGGGTCTTGCCCTAACCTGGTGATTCAGAACAACGCCCTGGTTGGTAACTACGTTTCGGCGATCTTGTCGGGGAGTTACACTAACAATGCGGTGGCCTAATCATGTCTATTTACCAGCTTCTCGCACTTCTACTTGATTCTGTAAGCACAACTACGGCTGCGCCGACTTCGACAACGCCTGCTCCTGGAACAACCTCCACGACTTCGGCCCCTGACTCAACGACCATAGCGCCGGCCTCAACAACGACTAGCACTACTTCTGAGCCCACTACCACTGTGGTACCGACCACCACGACTTCCACTACAACTACGGCTGCCCCAGTAGGCGTTCCCGCGGGGCTTATACTTGCGAATGTGCCCGGAGGCTTCAGTGTTTCCTGGAACTCAGTCGCCGGGGCCGACTCATACTACGTTGACTACACCTACAATACCTTATCCTGGCCCAGCTCAGTAAATACCAGCGGGTTAATGGGGAGAGTGGCGACCAGCTCCCTCTCTTGCACGATCAGTTTGCTGAATGTCGGCTGGAGCTATTCTGTGCGGGTGATTGCCATCAAGGGGGGCGTGCAATCAAACCCCTCGGCCGTCTCCAGCATCACCGTAACCAACTCGACAACCACGGCCGTACCTGCTAGCACCACGACCACCTCTGCACCCACCAGCAGCACGACTACCACGACCGCCGCGCCCAACCAGCCCTGGTCTCCAGTCGTGATGACGCTTACATCGGACCCCGGCACAACCACATCGACCACTGAAGCACCGACCCCCAACAGCACAACCACCACGGCCACGCCCACGTCCTCGCTGCCGCCAACTACTACCATGGCCACGCCGACAACTACTACGCAGGCCCCAGCTGTCCCTGTGATGGCTTTGCAGACAAGCTTCGGGCCTCTCGCATTTTGTGCCACACTTGGGGGTGCTCTGCGGATTAACACCGCGGTCGGTATTTTGGAACTGGAACTTACCGACGACGACACCGGAATCGTCCTTATCAACACGCCGAAAGGAGTCAAATCCCTACGATGAGACTAACTATCGGCATGGCGTCCTACAAAAACCGTGAGGAAGTTTGGTTCACGGTCCAGTCCCTACGCCTATATCATGATCTATCTGAGGTTGAGATTCTGGTGGTCGACAACTTTGGGGATGACCATCTCCAGGGGTTCCTCAATGGCTGGTCCACCTCGCCACGGAAATACGTGCGTTACCTTGAAGGAAACGGCCCGGCTGCCGCCAAACAGAAAGTGTTCGAGGAGGCAAGCGGGGAATGGGTTCTCCTCCTGGACAGCCATGTGCTCCTCCCCTCAGGGGTGCTCGCGCGCCTTTTGGAATGGATTGCCGACCATAACGACTGCCGCGATCTCCTGCAGGGTCCGCTGCTCTATGACGACCTGAGGACCACCGCCGATGCCATGGATCCCGTATGGGGGAGTGACGGCATGTGGGGCACCTGGCGCACCGGTCAGAAGGGCCCTGGCGCCGAGCCGTATGAGATCCCCATGCACGGTTGCGGACTGATGCTAAGCCGCAAGGACAGCTGGCTCGGCTTCAGCCCCAACTTCAGGGGATTCGGCGGTGAGGAAGGGTATATCCACGAGAAATATCGCAAAGCTGGGAGGCAAATCCTCTGCCTCCCCTTCCTGCGCTGGGTACACCTCTTTAAGGTTGCCGGCGCACCATATCCGCTGGTCTATGAGGACAGGATAAGGAACTACGTGGTAGGATTTACTGAGCTCGGGCTGGATATGGAGCCGGTCAAAAAACAATTCGGCGCGGAAACCGTCGAGCGCATCCAGAAGGAGATAATGCCTGTGAAACTTGAGCCACCCATAAAAATAGGAGTGATGAGCCCGACCTATAACCGTCCCGATCTGGCACGCTTCCTGGCCATGCAGATGGAGAACCAGATCGTGCACCCTCATCTCGTGGCTATCCACCAGAATGGCACTCCGGAAAGCTACGAGTGGGCCGTCGCCGACGTCAACCGGCACTACAGTTACTCTTGGCTCCATACTCCGGAGCAGGTCCCCCAGGAGGAATGGTACGCCAAGCCGCTCGAGCATCTGCTTGACCAGGACTGCACGCACTTCTTCTGGTGCGATCACGACGACATCTACGGTCTGCATCACATCTCCCGGGGCATGGAGCTGCTCGGCCAGGGCTACGACCACGTCGTCAACCAGCGCTCGGGGATGCTGCTGCTGAAGGCGCCCTTCAGTTATACCCCCGACCAAGTCTTTGCCGCTCACGATCCCGGCGGGATGAGCAGCAGCATGTGCTTTACCAGGAAGTTCGCCGAGGAGCTGCTGAAGGACCTCCGGGAAAACGCGAGGAAGCCAAAGGTAGTGGCTGTGGATCAGTGGCAAATGAATGAGACGGACCGTTTAGGGTATGCCGACCAGGTGGTGAGGCGGATGACCATGCCGAAGTTCAACTGTCTGCTCAATCCCGGCGCGCCGACCACCACCTACGTCTGCCACAAGGGCACCGTGAGCAGCAGCCATTGGCTGACATGATTCCGGGCGAGCCCCCGCCAGAAGCGTGCGAGGATGTGCGAGGCGGGATAAAAAAAGAAGGGCACTTAGAAACAACCTAAGTGCCCGTTTTAATTGGTCGGTGCGACTGGATTCGAACCAGCGACCACTAGACCCCCAGTTTCTTACTTGTGCGTCTAACACACCGTAATTATACACTTTATTAGGGTACTACGCCTCGCCATTGTCAGTATCGTCACCCTTGCGCTTCTTGTCTTTCTGCAAGAAGGCCTTCAGCTTCTGGCTCTCTTTCAACCGATGCCCGAGCCTTGCCTGAAGGTATCCTCTGGTCGTGCCGATGTCGGCGTGCCCGAGGTTCTCTTGCACGCTTACCAGGTCGACCCCGGCTTCGAGGGACAGGGTGGCGTGGGTGTGACGGAAGAGATGATTATATATATTCTTGTTTATGCCTGCCTTCTCCGCGGCATTTTCGATTGTTTTTCTGAGGTCCTTGTACGGTTGGCCGGTCTGAGGGTTGAGGATCATGTAGGCGCTTTTGCTGTGGTTGATCCTGGCTTTCTTGCGCCTTTCCTCGCTCCCCTTGTTCTTCAGCTGCCGGTGGTAAGGGTAGCCTTCCTCGATCTCCTGCAGCCTCCTGGCGAGCCCCTCTTTTAGCCGGTCGGTGACGATAGGGACGGTCCGCTGTTTGTTCCCCTTCCCTATCACTCTCAAAATCTCTTCTTCCAGGTAGACGTCGTCTGTCCGCAGGGTCAATGCCTCGGTCCGGCGCAGGCCGGCGTCATGGTAGAGTAGCACGGCCAGGTAGGCATCGGGGTGCAGGTTGGGAAGGAGGTTATCTACCTCGTTGACGGTCGGCAGTGCTGGGCTAGTTTTTTTCAGCTTCCGGAACTGCGGGATGTCGAAAGGGGGCTTGAGCATGTACTTCTTTCCGACGGCGTACTTGATCAGCATCCCCATGTATTTGAGCTCGGTGTTGATCCGGCCCTTGCCGACTGGTTTGGGCGACATATATACCTTATCCGGGTCCGGGTTCTGGATCGGCGGACGCCAGGTGTCCTTCTGACGCTTCCGCATGTAGTCTTCGAAAAGCGGCAGGGTAAGCCGGGAGAGGTGCCAGGTTCCGAAGTGGGGGAGCAGCCGGAGCATGGCGCGCTCGATGTCGCCCACGGTGCTCATCGCGTGGTCCAGGGCGTAGGCCTGCAGCCACTCGGGGACCACGTCGCGCACCAGAGGGTCGTGAGGCACGATCTTGTGCACGTGCTGGCGGATCAGGGCCAACTCCAGCTGCTTGGCCTGGGCCTCGGTGCAATCGCGCACCACCTTCTTGATCTCCTTCCCCTTGCGGCCGGCGGGGTAGCAGTTGATCAGCCAGGCGTGCGGGACGACCTCACCTTGCTTGTTTTTATAGGGTTTGACGGACATGGCAAAATTACTTCTTACTACGTATTATTTCTTTGAGGCGTTCAGGCCCTTTGATATACAAAATTACAGCTTCTTTCCATGGGCCGGCAGCAGTAGAGAATTCCAAACTGCCTATATCTAGAAAACGCTGTATAAAACCTTGACTAACATTAATGCTTCGAATATCTACTATATCTATCTCAGATGTTCTCTTGGAAATTAAACCTTTCATACATATAATTCGTTTATCAGTGACAAGAAAATTATATTGAATTCTGCAAAGATGTATGAATCCGAAAATAGCAAGAGGAAAAATAAGTGCTGCGATATGCATTGTGACCAATGCCGGTAATGTCAGCATGCCTGCAAAAACCAATGGAAGCCAGTATGCAGCAATGTCAGGTTTACCTTCCCACAATGTCTTTTCGTCAATCATTTGCAACTTTCCCCCCTTCCTGTTTTGTCCTCTTACCAGTTTTCTTTGACTTTAGCCGAGCTTAGATAAGAGAAAAGATTGTTATCCATTTCAGTCAGTTTTATTTTTAAAGCTTCCACATCTTTTTGATATTCAACAGGTCTGGGGTCATTTTTGTATTCACCCCACATACCTATGAAATTGTTGTAGCTGGTTCTATACTTTCCATCCTTGACTTCCACAATCATAGTGAATTGGCAAGGAATGTTTATAATTAAGTGAGTTATATCGGTGATACCTTTGCCAATTATTTTACCGTTTTCTCGATCACTGATCTCTACAACCGATTTAGAGTCATTGAATATCTGCGCCATCCATTCTAGTGTTCTAACGAAAATTTCATTTTGTTTCAGATTTATTTCATGGACGGTCTGAATGTTTCTCTCTGCCTCCGGCACTTTTTGCATACCAGCACAGCCCGTCAACAAAAACAATATTAATGTGGTAATTAGTATTTTCATGATATGTCTCATTTTTGTATACTCCACCTCACATTTATGACGATGCAATATCACCCAATAATTGTCTAATAGCTTTGATAACACCAAAATGGTCTGGTGTGAACGCCCCCTCAAGGGATTCTTGGCCAAGTTCAATTCTCCATAAGGCCTGATTTGCATCGGTCAACTCTTTTATCAAAGATGTAGGTATTTTGAATCTTCTTGTAGACCAGGTCGATGGAGCGACGTAGCTAAATTGGTTAACAAAGCCCGAACTAACCTCAAGTTTTGCAGCCTCATCAATTGGCTGAAGATCCACGATTTTACCATTAATATTTAAATGTAGAGACTTATCAGACTGAATGCTTCCTTTGTTAGCAATAGATACAAGTAATAAAACCTCATCTTTAGGCATTTTTGAGTTCCACAAAACGCCCATCTTTGCATAACTACCAACCCAATTCGGGGACACCATGATTTGGGTTGTCCCGTCAAACTCTGATTTACTTTTGTCTACATGGCTTGCGAGGTCTTGCAAAGTGACACAACCTGAAAGTAAAACCATCATAAATAGGATAAACTTTGCTTTAGCTCCCATGAAATGCCACTCCTCTAAAAAATTATTTTGATTCGTTGATTACCTTCCTTTTTTCTCCCCGCTCCGTGAGGAGCTCACGCAGGAGTTTCTCTTTCTGAACACTAAGGAAAATGTCTTTCTGAGTCTCGGGGTCCATGGCCCTCATCATCTCCGCGACTGCTTTAATGTAGCCCCCATATTCCTCTGTTGATTCCTGGACTGATTCCGGCCCCCTCTCTTGAGGGAACATGCTCCCCTCGCCCGTTTTGAGCCATTCCGCACTCACCCCTACGCACTTTGCGTAAATAATATCCTCATTTATCGAGTTGCGCGCCTTCCAGGAACTCAATGTACTCAATGGGACACCAAGAAAAGACGCTAGATCCCGATAAGTGCCCAATTTATAATGTTCACGGAGTGCATTGAGGATAAACTCCGCTTTTTGCGTTTTTTTATGTTGCATTTTGCGTTATTCCGTTTTATAAGTTCTCTTAGATAACATTTGTTTCGGTTTTTTGGGAAAAAAGACGGAGATTTCCCGAAAACCCTAATTTTAATTAGAGGTTAGACGTTTGTTTAGTTTGCCGTTATAGCACAGCTGCGGCAGCTATTCAAAAGAAATTAACGCTTATGGAGCGGCGTAATGCTTATCAATTGGACTGCCACTAAGGCGCGGTTTGACGAGAAGTTCAGCCAGGCGAAGGTGGCGCGAGGAATTACGGTCGCCGGCGAGCCGGTGAACAAGGTGACTTTCTGCAGGATCTTGAACGGGAAGTACCCGCACATGGATTCTCCGATCGCTCAGGCGGTGGTGGCAAAACTGAAGGATCTCGACGTCCTGGTGCTGATGGACGAGGCGGCTTAACGGCGAGACGCTCAAATGACAGCTATGGAGGGGCTATGAAGGCCAAATCCTGGAGCTACGCAGCGGTAACCAAACAGGCGGAAGACAAAATAAGGTCTTTGCTCACCAGCGCCAGCCAAGACAACAGCAACCGTAGCGAATCGGACAACAAGAGGCGCGCCGATTTGTACCGCGACTGGGCGTACGGGGTGTACCTCGGATGGGAAAGCCTTGTCTCGGGTTGGATGGATCATCCGCAAGACAAAGATCGCATGGAAAAGTTGGCCCTTGGGACATTGGAGGAATTGCGATGAAAATTGGTGACCTGGTAAAAGAGGCACGCCAGCGGGCCGGGATGACCCTGACCGAATTGGGCGAGAAGATCGGGAGCTCCTCCAGCGCTCTTTGCGATCTGGAGAGGGGCAACCTGAAAAATCCCCCTTCCGTCTTCGATCTGGTCAAGATTTCGGATGCGCTCATGGATAGGAAGCTCCTGTCCGAATTCTGCAACGACTGCCCCTTGAGGGACCGGATCAGGATCCAGAAGTTCAAGCCCCTCAACAACATCGTGCCGGGAGCCATCCCTGCCATGATCAAGACCATCCAGAAGATCTCGGTGGCGGCCGAGGCTTTGGAGTCGATGATGCGTCTCCTTTGCAACAGTACTTTCCGGGATGACCCTGAATACCTCTCTTATCTAAACTCTTTTTTTCTGAGGGTGATAGAGGCGCAGAACGGCCTGGAGATTGTGGTGCAGCAGTCCGAGGATGATGGGCTGATCACCCACGAGAAATATATGACCCTGCGGGATATCCACCGCCAGGAGAACATCAGGAAGGGGCATCACCGCGATGGGGAGGAGTAGCGTGGGCGCGCTGAACAGGCAAATCCTGGAGGAGATGCAACGGCAGCGGGAGCTGATCGAGCGGTTGATGGGGGAGCATGCCTCCCGGCAGCCGGAGCCGGCTCCTGAGGAGGAGCAGCGCGTCGCGGGCTTGATGACTGACTACGATTGCCTTCTGATCTGCACCTCGGACGACGTCTTGGGGGCGATCGACCGGTGGAACCGGTCGCGCAAGGCAAAGTCTAAGCGGTTGCCGCATTAGCGACAGTTGTTTGGTTAGCCGCTTTAAGTTGGCGTTTTTTTTAGAGGTGGGTGGCGGTGCGGGGGCGTACTATCCCAGCAGAAAGATTTACACATTTTAATGCATTGTCAAGGGGGCCAGCATGAAAAAAATAATCTCTAAATTGGTCATTGTAGCCGCGGTATTTTCCGTGTTCGGGGCGATCGGCAGAATGGATTATCAAGACCAACAGTTCGATGCTGCCCGCGCCCAGGAGATCCGCTTCCAGGTTAACAAGGCCACTCGCCATACCGCAGCCCTCAACGATGTCTGTCTCGCGTTGAATTCCCACCTGCAACACTGCCAATCAGGACCGTCCGACGGACGATGATGCACCAGTTTGGCGGCGCGGCCCACCTCTCCGGGGTTCGGGCTTCCAGTGCGCCGTAACCGCCATTTTGTCCTGCTGCGCGATCTCTTCTCCGGGAGGTTTTATGCACTGTGAAAAATGCAAGGGAAACCGGTACTGCTCCAAAAAGGGCGAATTCGCACGCCGCCTGTTCTTCGCCATGGGGCGCGGCGAGGTGGTAACCTGCCTCGACTTCGAGGAGCGTTGGTACCGTGGCATCGAGGGGGTGGCGGCATGAATCTGATGGCTGAATTGGATAGGCGCACAGAACCTCCTTTTGCAGCCTCCAAGGTGAAGATGCTGACCCCGGAGGAGATCGCTGAGATCTCCAAAGCGGGGAGGATCACTCCGCCGGACCTGATCCCCCAGGCGCATTTATGCAGGCGCGAAGTGGTGCCGACCCGCTGGGGCCGCGGCACCTACTACGGCTACCGTGGGAGGTTGTGAGAATGCAGTCCAGTGGGATGACGGTGATAGATGGGCAGCAAGTGGTATGCATGAGGGCGGAAGATCGGGACACCCTGCTTATGACAGTCGCGAAAGTGCTGGGCCAGTGCCGGCGGATGAACAAAGAGCTGGAGCGACTCAAAGGAAGGCCGACCAAACGGCAGGTGGCAGAGGCGGAGCGTGCGGCAAAGAGATGAGGTGAGCTCCGTTTTTCGGATCGAGTCTGTTTAAGGGAGGACTTAGCGATGGAATGCACGGAGACGAGACCTGAACTTGCTCTGTTGCTGCAACCTCTTCCGATGGATAGGGCCAGGATGGTGAAGGTAGCTGACGGGCTTATGGTGGTGCTGCGCGCATACCTCTCTGCCGAGTGTCACCTCTGGATGGCGCAGGAAAGGCCCGACGTGAGATCGAACCTCAAATGCGCTGATGGCGAGTTGCGGGACGCGGCGAGTAGTGGGGACCGTGAGACATTTGTGAGGGCGGTCAGACGATGCTCGGAGATATATTGCAGGACATCTGATATGTACGAAAAGCGAGAGCGGAGATTAGCATGCAGTGGGCTCTAAGCTCGGGGAGGATGTGGTGATGGCTTTGAATTTTATCCCGCTGGTGATCTGGGCTGTGGCCTTTGCAGCGCTGGGTGTCTGGGACGAGCATCTGCGGCAGGTTGACGGGCGTGGTGCGGTTCCGCAGGTGGTGAACCGAGCATTTGCCGAGGTCTACCTGGGAGGCGTTTTCGTGTTTCTGGTGATCGGAGTGGTCCTGTCGGTGTGAGGGGCGTTGGCTATGGGCAAGAAGATCGAAAAGCCACGATACAACGTCATCTCCTTCAGGGTTACTGATGAGGACCGGAAGCTGATCGCAGAGCACGCCGCTTGTTCGTCCCAGAGAGTAGGCCACCTAGCGCACGAGCTGGTGATGGAAGGCATCCGCGCGAAAAGGGCAGCAAATGGTGGCCGCGATAGTGAATAAGGGCAGGTGCAAGGCAAGGCTTTTATGCCTGTTGGAGGAGGTGCAATGAGCGGTTTCGTGGATGTCCGCGTCGAAGGAGTGGTTGAAACGCTCGATTACTTCAAGCTGCTCGCGAATGATCAGTTCCCCTTCGCCTTCTCCAAGGCGTGCAACGACATGGCGTTCATGGTCAGGGATGCAGAGCAGAAGAAAATGGTTGAAGTATTCGACCGGCCCAAACCGGCGACGATCCGCAACATGAGGGTATGGTTGGGCAATAAGAATCGGCCGGGCGCCTCGATATTCTTCGACCAGCTGTTTAACGGTGACGAGTACATGGCCGTACAGGTCGACGGTGGTGAGCGTCCCATGAAACGTTCTGAGCAGATCCTCGGGCGCTACTGGGTGCCGGGTGCAGGCGCGCAGTTGGATCAGTACGGCAACATGAAGGGAAGCCAGATTGTGCAGATTCTCTCTCGCCTCAATAAGTTTGCCGAGGTCGGCTTTCAGGCGAACCAGACCAAGCGCACCAAGGGGATGCGAGCCGGACAGGACGCCGAGTACTTCATGCTGACCCAAAAGGTAAACGGCCTTGTGCCCGGTGTCTACATGCGAGTGGACAAGTCGCACGGTCAGATGATGGTGGCTCGGGCGCTGGCGACTCGCCCGAAGGGGGTCAAGAAGGCGGAGATCAAAGCGAAGATGGCCAAGGCGCTCAAGCGCGGCGTGATCCCGGTGATGATCTTCGTCTCGCGTCCGCCGGACTATAAGAAACGCTTCCCGTTCCATGAGGTCGCACAGCAGACGATTGCCGCCAATTGGGAACAAGTGATGGGAAACGCCGTTGATGTCGCTCTCAAGACCGGCGGCTACAAAGCTGGATGGGCCTCGTCATGATTCCCCCGTCCCCCCTTCCCTCATATGCGCACCAGAGAATAATCGTCATGGGGCGCAACCGGGCGAAAGTCCAGAACCGGCAGGAACTACCACCGCGGGCTTGGGTCCTTCTGGAATGTTCGGAGATGCGGGTAATTGTAACCCCAGCAAAAACGTCCATTTGAATTTTTGGTTTTCGCCGGAAAAACGGAATTTACGGCGGCTTGTGATCGGAGGGCAGAAAAGTGAACAATACCAAAGTCTTATCTCCGGCTGAGTGCCTCAGGGAGTTTTCGGCGGATTCGTTGTCCTGGGCCAATGTCGGCAGGTGGGTGATCGACCAACTGCACCCTTCTGGCCAGCGCTGCCCGCATTGCCAGGAAGAGCTGGTCGACGAGACCAGACTTGAGCACTGGTACGAGTGCGAGCGGATCGAATGCAAGGGCTGCGGCCGGTTCTTCACATCGCTCACCGGCACGATGCTGCAGTCATCTCAACTCGATCCCCGCGAAGTCTACCTTCTTGCCGTCCTTTCCGAACTCAAGATCCCACGCGAGCAGATTGCCTCCATCCTGAGCGTCCACAAGGATACCGTCCGCAACTGGCAGGCCAAGTTTCAGCCTACGGAGTCCCCGAGTGCCTGAAACCGTTTCCCAGGAACCATCCATCCGCGCCCAGGTCCTCTCCCGCCGAGAGGAGGAAGCGGCCGCCCTGGCCGAGGTAAACCCACCGCCGGCAGAGCCGGACGATAAGTCGGAGCTGGATGACGACTTCATCGAGGCCTGTCTCCACGAAAACGAGCGCGGCGACGGCGTCCTCTACGCTACCCTGATGCGCGACCGCTTCGTCTATGTCTCGGCCCGCGAAAAGAGCCGCCCTTGGCTGGTCTGGCGCGAGCACCACTGGGCGGTCGACGAGGTGGACGAGCACATCCGCGCTGTCGAGGAGGTGGCACTCACCTACCTGAGAGCATCGGAGAACCTAGCCGAGCCTCTCGCCCGCGCCAAGGAACTCATGGAAGACGCGCAGACGCGAGCCACTGCGGCTAAAGACCGAGCCAAGCAGCTGAAGGAGACTAAAGTCCCCGAGCTGGTGGAGATTGCCCAGGCCGAAGGGGAGGCGAGGCAGGCCGAGACCGAGCAAAAGGAGCAGCTCGCCATCCTGAAGCGCCTGCAGCGCAAGAAAAACGCCTACGTCGACCGCGTCTCGCGCCTGCGCTCGAAATCCGGCGCCGAGAAGTGCGTGTGGTACTCGCATCACATCGAGAACGGCCTGGTGATCACCGGCAAAGAGATCGATCAGCCGCGTTTGCTGCTTCCGTGCCCGAACGGCGTCATCGACGAACGTACCGGGATGCTCCATCCGGGCCGCCCCGGTGACTATCTGCTACGGAGCATCCCGGTCCAGTACCCAGAGCACCTAGGATGGGAGCGGGTCCGCCACTATCTGGAGACCGGCGAGGGGTTCATGTTCCCGGAATGGGAGGCGTACGTCGACCAGCTGGTCGAGCCCCTCCCCAACGGCTCTCCCGATCGGGAGGTGACTCTCTGCCTGCAGAAGCTCCTCGGAATATCCTTCACCGGTGACGTCTCGCACCACAAGATCGCAGTCATCTGGGGGGACGGCCGCAATGGCAAAGGCGTTCTCTTCCGCACCGCCCAGTCGATCCTCGGTGAGTACGCCTGGAAGATCAAAGCCGAGCTGCTCCTCGACAACAAGAACCAGCCCTCCACCGCCGGCCCTTCCCCGGAGCTCATGGCCCTGCGCTACATGCGCCTTGTGGTGGCCGCCGAGACCGACAAGCATCGGTACATCGCTGAGGCTAAGGTCAAGGATTTTAGCGGCGGCGACGTGATCAACGCCCGCGGGCTATTTGGCACCGAGGAGAACATCTACCCGACCTGGCACCTCTGGATTCAGACCAACAACATCCCGCAGGGGATGCTCAAATCCTTCAGCATGAGAAAGCGCGTGGTGCTCTTCCACTTCCCCTACATGTACGTGGAGGATGTCGAGGAGGAGTGCAAAAAAGAGCCGCATAACGCCAAATGGTTCCGCCCGATTGACCACAAGCTCGAGGAGAAGATCGACAAGGGGAAGGAATACATCCTCCTCTGGGTATTGCGTGGGGCCCTGCTGGCGCAGCGCGACGGCATCTCAGTGCCCGCCAAGCTCCGCGCCGACATGGAGAGCCAGCAGATCCTGGAGGACTATCTCGAACAATTCCTGCGCTACTGCTGCCTGCAGGAATGGAATCCCGAGACTGCCTATGAGTCCGGCGCCTTGGTGAACCGGCGTGCCGCAGAGAATCCCGAGCACGGCCTCGGCATCATGCACGAGGCAAAGGTCGACACCGATCCCGGAGACGACCCGCTCGATCTATCGGCCGGCAAGTGGATCTACAAGGGGGGCGGCATCGATCCCGAGGGAAGGATGCAGTTCAAGCAGTTCTACGCCCCCTTCAAAACTTGGTTCGAGGAGAACGTCAACGACAAGAAGGATAAGATCCCCAGCTCCAAGACCGTGGCAGAGCAGCTGCGGAAGAAAGGTTACCGGGTCGATGCAAAGAACGGAGGCGGTCAGACCTGGGTTTACCGGGACATCCGCATACTTACCGGCTAGACATGATCAACCCTGTTTTCCTGGTGGGCTTGGAGACGAGGGGGCGGGGGGGATGATGACATGATGATTCTAAAAACGGCGGTTTTTTCATCATCATGTTTGTAATGCCTTGTAATATCGAGTGAAATAGCCCGAACATGATGAAATGATGATGTTGCGCGGGTGCGCATACGGGAGAGAGATCATCCGCCAAATACGGCTTCAATAAAAGCCGCTGAAAACATCTCAAATATTTTGTCAGACCCTAGGAATATCATCATTTCATCATAATTAAGAGAAAAAGAAAAACAAAACAACGACTTAGAAGCATGATGATGAAATTTAAGCCGTTTTTTTGATCATCATATCATCTTGGGCGGAGCAAATGACCTTTTTCGACCTAATCCAAGGCAAGCCGGGCTTCAAAAAACAGAGCAACAACTCCTGGGAAGGCCACTGCCCCAAATGCGGGGGAAGCCGGCTGGTCGCCTGGGTCAAAAAAGGCATCTTCAAGTGCCAGGGCTGCGATTTCAAGGGCGACTACGTCAAATGGTTGCGCGAGGTCGAGAATTTTGGCTGCAAGGATGCCTTCCTGGAGGCAGGCAAGGATTGTGGTGCTACCGACTGCAAGTTTTACGAGAAGTGCAAGGGGATCACTGCCCCCCGCCGCCGCAAGAGCGGCAGTGCCACGCCTCCGGAGAAACAGAAGGGCGACGACTGGCATCCGAGGAAGGCCGAGAGCCCCGCCGAGCTCTGGCAGAAGAAGGCGTCCGAGCTGGTGGACTGGGCCCACGAGCAGCTCCTCGCAGCACCCGATCGCCTCGCCTACCTCGCCGGACGCGGGCTGTCGCTGGAAGCGGTGAAGGAACACCGCCTCGGCTGGAACCCCGGCGAGCTTCGCCATGGCAAAGTCGGTCCCCTCTTCAAACAACGCTCCGCCTGGGGGTTGGAGAACAAGTGGAACGAGGAAAAAAAGAAGTCCGTTACCGTCCTCCCTATCCAGCGCGGCTACATCATCCCAAGCTTTGCCGGCGCATCAATCTACCGCATCAGGATTCGTCGACCCGACGAGGACCTGGTGGTACCTGAAGGCCAGGACAAACCGCCCAAGTACCTCTTCCTGGAAGGAAGCGGCAAGGGTCTGGTGGTACGTAACCCCGATGCCAGGGCTTTCCTGGTGGTGGAGAGCGACTTCGACGATCTCTTGATCTACTGGCTGGCCCGTGACCTGGTCTGCCCGGTCGCGCTCACCTCCTGCAGCATCCGGCCCGACGCCGATACCGCCCCGATCTTCACCCGGGCCGTCTGCATCCTCAACGCGCTCGATTACGACCCGAGGGTCAACCAGAAGACGCGGCGCTATGAAAACCCCGGGGGGCAAAATGCCCTCTGGTGGCAGAAGCACTTCCCCCACTCAGAGCGCTGGCCCGTACCGATAGGCAAGGATCCCGGGGACGCTTGGAAGGAAGGCCTGGACATCAGGCAATGGATCATCGACGGTCTGCCGATCTCCCTGCAGCCTCGGCAGACCGCAGCAAAAGAAGAGCGGAAACAGGAGGCACCAACGATGGCATTCGATCACGACAAGATGATGCAGGCGATCATGGATACCCGCAGCCGGATACAAACCAGTTGGGATTCTACAAACTGGGAATGGCTGGAAGAGAACAAGCCCCGGGCCGTCGAGTTCATCCGCCAGCTCGAGAAGAGCATCGACCTACTCTTCGAATCCTCGGATGAAGACCGCCTGCTGAAGGCACTCGCCAAGTTGGAAGAAGCCTACACCCGCGCCTGGGCTCTCTACGCCGAGCGGCCGCCGGTAATAGAGAGATAGAAACGATTTGGCAGGCCATTTGTTGGAGAGTGTAACGATAATTGAGCTGGACGGTAGGCCGAGCGAGGGGTTAAATCCTGGAGGGGATGATGGCAACAATCAAAGAAAGAGCTGAGAAACTGGTTCAGCGCATGTCGCAGATGTCCACTAGACAATACGTCAACAAAACCTGCGACATTATTGCAGATGCCGTGGAGGAAATTGACCAGCTGCGAAAGGACCTCGATTTCGCAGTTGGCACCAACAATTTTGACGCCAAGCGCTTGCGCCGTCTTGCAAATCTGGTTGGCGCTTCCACTCCTGAGTCTGACGAGACTCTACTCGGTTGTGCGGGGACAGTGATCGGCTCGATCTGCCACCAAGTCGAGGGAATGTTTAAACAGAATGAGTTGGAACGCGAGATAGCCTACCACGCCGCCCGCTCTGACATAGAGTGCATCTGCGCTGGTCACCATGAAAACGGCCCCGGCAGCCCAGTATGGTATGACCTGCAGAGTCCTGACAACGATGATGATCGCGGGTTTATCTCTCAGGCTGAGACATATCTGGGGCAGCGGAAGTTGTTGACGCGCCACCCCGACAACCATGATTGGGTGCGACCTTTGGATGCGGGGGTGCGACCATGAGCCAGCACTACACTCGCAACACCAGCCAAGTGATGCACTGGTGCCCTACCTGTCGCCGCCATACCATGCACCGCGTAGATGATCGGCGTCTCGGTTCCTGTACTGAACATGGAGCCATCGGCATGAGCAAGAAGCAGGAACAAGCACGGAAGGCGAGAGAAGAGGCAGAGAAACAGCCGGGACTGTTCCCGGTTTAACGGTTGCGCCCTGACCAGCGCGGTGAGCCAAGGAGGAAAAACCATGACCATTTCAGCGGCAAATATCAGCGCACTCCGCGCCCGTGTCCAGGGCGTTGTTAGCGATAGGTACGCTGAGGAACAACGTATCACTGCTCACATTCGCGCATCCCTGGTCGGACATCCTGAGTGGGAAAACGCCTGCATCAGTTGCGGGTGCGAGATCAAGCTGTCTCAGGACACAACCTGCCAGAAATGCGAACTTCAAAGGGCTTTCGGCAATGTATCCTCCATTTTCCGTGATGCCGCTCATCAGCTCGGGTATGCGATGCGGACATTTCACCGGCAACTTCTCATTTCTCTGGCGAGCGAATACCGTCGGGAGCGGGGCCGGGTGCCAGGCAGCGAGAGAACAAAACGGCTCAGAAAAAAGAGATCCACGGCACTGTATCGCTATCTGGAACCGGTGCAGGTGGAATCTCGTTAACGGCACAGCGCGTCACCCGCAGGGTGGAAGCGCGGGTTAAACCATTGAGGGGAGGGAGAGGATGAACAGCCAAGACGAGGTAGTTCTCACGGATTACTGGATCGTGGAGACGGTCAATCCGCCAGCGGCAGAGGCGGTGCGGCCATTGGACAGGCTGAAGGGTCGAGCAGGCTGCGCTTGTAACCCTGAGACAGGCAGCATCTGTGCCCTGCATGAAGATCCGAATCTGGTTTAACTATTACATAACTAGCCACCCTCCCGGTGCATCTCGCATCAGGCGTACCGCAACTGCGCGAGATCTCTGCCGAGAGGCGACAATGAAAGTCGCAAAGGGCGCCGGAAAGGCCCAGCCGGAAAGAAGCGAACTCTGCACGGCGGTATAATTGCCGGAAACTCGCAAAGGAGGAAACCATGGAAACGTACGCCATACCGGGCATTTGCAAACAGACGATCTCTGATAAGGAGATACTGAAAGGCCGCCAGATCGCGCCGCTCCTGGCACAATTGGAACAGGTCTTCACCCTGCGCCACTGCCGCCCCTCCACGCGCCGCTCCTACCTCGCCTATGTCGTCGATTTCATCCTCTGGAAGGCGAGAAACCACTCCCTTTCCCAAGCGGAGGAGGCGATCCGCGAATACCTCACCTACCTGGCCGAGAAGAAAAATATCTCCGCCAGCACCCAGAATGTGGCCTTCAACGCCCTGCTGTTCTTCTACCGGCACGTGCTGCGCATCCAGGTCGGAGACGTCAACGCCCTCCGGGCCAGGCGGTCGAAGCATCTCCCCTGCGTGCTCTCCCGCGAGGAGGTGGCGGCGATCCTTTCCCGGCTCAAGGGGGTCTACTGGCTCGCCTCGGCCCTCATGTACGGCTGCGGCCTGCGCGTCGAGGTGGACTGCCTAGAGCTGCGCGTCAAAGACGTGGACTTCGGCGCGCGGCAGCTCATCCTGCACGACTCCAAGCACGGTAACTCCCGCGCGGTGCCGCTCCCCGAGTCGCTGATCTGCCCGCTCAAGGAGCAGATCGCCCGGGTCGCCGAGCTGCACGATACCGATCTAGGCGCCGGCTGGGGCACCGTGGAGATGCCGGACTCCCTGGCTAAGAAATACCCCGCCTACGCCAAAAGCCTCGGCTGGCAGTGGCTCTTTCCCGCCTTTGAGCGCTATGCGGGAGAGGACGGCAAAGAAGGCCGCCATCACCTGCACGTCTCCGCCGTCCAGGAGGCGTTCAAATCCGCCGTGCACGCCGCCGGTATCCACAAGCCGGCCCACCCCCATACCCTGCGTCACTCTTTCGCCACCCACCTCCTGGAGGACGGCGTCGACATCCGGAAGGTCCAATACTACCTCGGACACAAAAACGTCAAGACCACCGAGGTCTACACCCACGTCATGGTCAAGCGCTTCGACACCCGCAGCCCCCTGGACCGTCTGCTCACCGGCACCGCCGACTCGGTCACCGTCCGGATCAGCGACGACGTGCGCCGCTACCTGGTCGCCTTCGGTTCCAGGCTCGGGCTCACCGTCGCAGAGGCCGCCGGCAAGATCATAGCCGCCGCAGCGCAAGGAGGAACCCTTTGAGCGAAAACCTGTACCAGTTCCCGCGCACCCGCTTCATCCGCAACGGCCTTTGGCGCCAGTGGTGGCACCTGCTCTCCGAGGTGCTGGAGGTCGGCCTCGCCCTTTTTAAGGGCGACCTCCAGCACGCCGCGGTGGAGACCGGAGACGTCAAGCACGTCTCGGAGACCATGCACCACATCCTGGCCGGCAGGGGCGCCGACGTGGAGCTGGCCATGGAATCCGTGCTCCAAAAAAACCGCGCCCGCGGCTACTACGAGGCCTAGCGTGGACTACCAGCAGAGCTACAAAAACCGCGCGGAGGCCTATCGCCTCTTCATCAAGGGGCAGAACCTGGGGGTCGGCCAGAGCAAGTTCTATAACGACTGCGACCTGCTCAAACTGGTCAACCCGGACAAGAGTATCGGCCTCTCGGCCCTCCTCGCCTACGTCCGGAAAGAGTTGAACGTCGACCTGACCACCGGCCAGTCGCTGGTGCAGAAGAGCACGGCTGAGGAGACCGCTCAGCTGGAGCTCAGGAAACTCCGGGCCGAGACCGAGAAAAAGGAACGCGACAACGAGGAGTCGTCCCGGGATCTGGACAACAAATGGCTGCACCGGGACGTGGTCGAGGAGCGACTGGCGGCCCTGGTGGGGGTGCTCCACGCTTCCCTGGAGCATCAGGTCGGTGTCGGCGTCTCCGGGGTCATACACGTCGCCGGCGGCGACCCGGCCCGCAGGGAGGAGACGGTCCAGGAACTTTTGGGCATGGTGGACGCGGCCTTCGCCGAGATGCTAGTCCCCGACCTGATCGAGGGGGTGTTCCACAAGGGCGGCGAGGACGAGGAATGAGCCAGGTCGAACTGATAGCGCGGGAGATCTCCCTGCACCCTCTCCTTCCGGCGGAGATCCATGAGCGCCTGGCCGGCCGTCAGGTCCGTTTCGCACTGCCGCGCTCGGTACGCCTGAGGCTCAAGCCCCCCGAGGAGATCACCGTCTCGCAGTGCGCCGCCAAGTACCGGCAGGTGACCGGCGTGGACGCCCGCCGTGGCCCATGGAGAAACGACCTGGTCCCCCACGCCTCTTTCCCCATGGACCTCTTCCAGCGCCCCTGGGTGAAAGAGATGTGGCTCTGCTGGCCGGAGCGCACGGCCAAGACCAACGTCATGCTCAACTGTCTCGCCGCCGTCACCAGGGGTATCCGCCACCTCCCCCCGGGGAACGTATTCTGGCTGGAGCCGACCGACCCCGACGCCGGGGCCAACCTCAAGACCAAGATCATCCCCATGTTCAGGGAGTCGCCTGGACTGAAGCGTTACCTCTCGCGCCGGGCCGACGATACAGCCAAGACGCAGATCGTCTTCTCCCACGGGATGCATCTCTTCCCCGCCTCCGCCAACAGCGCGCGTAGCATGGCCAACTTCTTCGGTCGGTACTGTTTCGGCAACGAGGTGGACAAATATCCCCCCATGGTGGGCTCGGAGACCGACCCGGTCAAGCTGATCAGGAAGCGCGGCCGCGACGAGAACAGCTCCAAGAGGATGTTCGGCTCCACGCCGGCGGGGCGCTTCATCTATAAGGGGACCATGTCCTGCCGGCAGGTTTTCCAGTACCAGAACCGCTGCCCCCACTGCGAAAAGCTGGTGCTCATGGACGACCAGCACCTTTCCATCCCCGACGGGGCAACGGCGGAGGAGGTGGAGAACGGGGACGTGGCGGTGGGCTACGCCTGCAATGCCTGCGGGGTGGAATGGGACGAGTATGACCGGGAGATCTCCTACAAGACCGGCAAGTGGGTCTGCGTGAAGGGGGAGGACGACCCGCGCCCCTCGAGCGTGGGGCTGCACGCGACCGCCCTCCCCTTCCCGATGATCCCGCTCTCCGAGTATTGCGGCAAGTATCTGCGCTCCAAGGGGGGCGAGCTGGCCGACAAGGTCGACTACGCCCACGGCTACCAGGTGGTGGACTACAAGGGTGAGAAGGTGGACCGCAAGGAGGACCAGATCCGGCGCCTGTGCGACGACCGTCCGGAGGGTCTGGTCCCCTCGCTCCCCATCGCCGCCATTACCTGCGCCGCGGACATGCAAAAGCGCGGCTTCTGGTACAAGATCACCGCCTGGGGCTACGGCCTGGAGCAGGAGAGCTGGCTTTTGAAGTGCGGCTTCGTGGACAGCTGGGAGGGACTCAGGCGGATCATGTTCGAGTCCCAGTTCGAGGACGTGGCCAAGAACAAGTACATCGTCACCCTGCGCGGCCTGGACTCCGGCGGCGGAGAGGGGGAGGAGCACGCCGACCTCTCGAAGACGGCCGAGGCCTACCTGTTCGCGGCCGCCAACCCCGGCGTCATCCTCTTCAAGGGGCGCCAGCGGATGAGCCGCGAGTACAACGTCACCGCCATTGACCGTATCCCCGGCACCAACAAGCCACTCCCGGGCAGCGCGAGCCTTTACACGATCAACACCACCTTCTTCAAGGACAAACTCTCCGGCAAGCTACTGGTCGGCCCCTCCGACCCCGGTGCCTGGCACCTGCACTCGGGCTACAGCGCAGAGCAGCTGGAACTCAAGGCCAAGGGGGAAAAGATCCAGGGAGACCTCCTGAAGGATCTCTGCAGCCAGATGGTGGCGGAATACAAGAACGAGCAGGGTCTCTACGAGTGTCCAAAGAACAAGGCCAACCACCTCTGGGACTGCTCGCAGATGGAGCTCGCCCTGGTGGAGATCGCCCAGGTCAAAATGTGGCAAAAACCTGATGAACACTCTCAAGCAGGCCGTCGGGTCCGCGGCCAGGGCCTTTAAATTTTCCATACATACTGCAATCAAGGGAGGCAACAAGATCATGCTGGTAAACAACGTAGTTACAATCAATCACTCCGAGCCAGAAATGCCCCGCCTCAAGGTCACCGCTGAAGAGATTCAGCAGGTGAAGAGGGCTCACATCGAGCGAAACCTTCTCTACACGCCGGAAGAAGCCGGGCATCTCCTCGGCAAGTCGCCTCGCACCGTTTTGGACCTGGTGAAGGAAGGGCGCCTGGTAGCTGCCGATGATAAGGCTAAAAGAGGCAAGAACGGGCTCTCCGGATCTAACGGCCTGCGCATCACCGCGACCTCGGTAGAGGAATACCGGAAATCGATCACCATCCCTCCCGATAAGTGGAACGAGTAGCCTCAAAAAAGTCGATATTTTTCTAATTTTAGAAAGATTTTATGCAAATGGCGGAAAATGGCGGAAAATGGCGCCTTCCGCTTCACCTCTTTCCTCCCTACAATGGCCCCATATCTTGGGGCCTTTTCATTTTCAGGCCCAGCATCTAGTAGTGGAGCTGGCCCATGCCCGATCAGAACGGAATCACTCTCCAGGAAGCGACCGACGCCCTTGTCTCGGCGATGACCGCCCGCACACAGCTCTTGAGCGGTGCCAAGTCCGCCCGGGTGAATGCCGGCGGCGTGGAGCGCCAGGTTACCCGCGAAGACCTCGACAAGCTCAACAACGACATTCTCTTCTGGGAGGGCCGCGTGCGGCGCCTCTCCAATGGCGGCGGCATCCGCGCCCGCGGGGTGATGTTCCAGTGCTAGGTAAAGGTTGCAAAGTCGGGCGCCAGTACTACCGCTTCGAGCGAGCCGAGGACGGGTCCTTCACCGCTGTTGGCGGCTCTGGTTTGGGCCACTCCTTCGGTGCGGTCGGCGGCTCCGGCCTGGGCGTATTCGGCAACTCCTACCAGGGAGCCGCCGTCAATCGTCGGGAGACCAATACCTGGAACCCCTCCATAACCGATGCCGACTCGGCCAGCGTTCCCGATCTCCCGCGCCTGCGCGCCCGTTCCCGCGACGCCGTTAGAAACCAGCCCCTGGCCGGCGGTGTGATCGGTACCACCGTGACCAACGTGGTAGGAAGCGGTCTGGTACCGCAACCCACCATCGACCACGAGTATCTCGGTCTGACACCCGAGGAGGCCGACGCCTGGCAGACCCACACCTCCCGCGAGTTCGCCCTTTGGGCAGAGTCCAAGAACGCCTCACTCAACCGCGCCCTCGACTTCTACGGTCTGCAGGACCTCGCCTTCCGCTCCTGCATGGAAAACGGAGATGTCTTCGCCAACACCCCCCGCAAGACCGTTAAGGGATGGCCCTATAGGCTGCGCATCCAGCTGATAGAGGCGGACCGCGTCTGCAACCCCAACTTCGGCTTCGACCAGCCGCGCCTGGTAGCCGGCGTGGAAAAGGATGAGGACGGCGCACCGATCGCCTACAACGTCCTGCGTCAGCATCCCGGCAACTGGCTCTACGTCACCGGCAAATCCTGGACCTGGGACCGCCTCGAGGCGGTCAATGCCGCCACCGGTTTCTTCAACGTGGTGCACCTCTTCCGGGTGCTGCGTACCGACCAGACGCGCGGCATCCCCATGCTCGCCCCGGTGATCGAGCCCCTGAAGATGCTCGGCCGTTACCAGGAGCACGTCCTGATGGCCGCCGCCGTATCCGCGCTCTTCACCGTCTTCGTCAAGAGCCAGGGCGCCCAGGGCATACAGAACATGTCCCACGCCCCCGGGCCGCAGGTGGTCACCCAGCAGTACCCCGTGGCGGCCGCCGCAGGCAACGACCTGAGGCTCGGCTCTGGCAACGTGCTGGAACTCATGCCCGGCGAAGAGGTGGAGTTCGCCGAGCCCAAGCAACCGGGCAACCAGTTCGACCCCTTCTTCCTGGCCATCGTGCGCCAGATCGGGGTGGCGCTGGAGATCCCCTTCGAGATCCTCATCAAGCACTACACCGCGAGCTACTCAGCCGCCCGCGCCGCCATGCTCGACGCCTGGAAGTTCTTCCTCGCCCGCCGCAACTGGCTTTCCGACAACTTCTGCCAGCCCCTCTACGAGATCTGGCTCGCAGAGGCGGTGGCCCTGGGCCGCATCCTGGCCCCCGGCTTCTTCGCCGACCCCATGGTCCGCAAGGCCTACAGCGGAGCGCTCTGGAACGGCCCGGGCAAGGGGATGATCAACGAGAAGGAAGAGTCGCTGGCCATGGAGAAGCGCATCGAGCTTGGGGTCACCACCGCAGAGGAGGAAACCCAGGCCTACAACGGCACCTCCTGGGCCGCCAAGCAGTCGCGCCGGGTCAAGGAAAGGAAGATGCGCGACGAGGCGGGGCTCCCCATTCCCGGCTCCCAGCCCAAGGAGACCATCCCCGCCCAGCCCGAACTGACCGATGGCGGTGGCAGCAATAAGGAGGCCGCATGAGCGGAGTCATAGACATCATCAACGGAGAGTGGGCAATCAAGCCTGCCTACCTGGAGATGATCCAGAGCATCTATTTCGAGCGCCAGGGGAAGAGCATCAGCGCCCAGGAACTCCACGAGATCGAGGCGGCGGTCGGTCGTCCACTCAACAACAACGCCGATCGCCCCTACCAGGTGAACGACGGCGTCGCCATCATCCCGGCCTATGGCTCCATGGTTAAACGCGGGGGACTCCTCTCCAACGTCTCCGGTATGACCTCCTACGAGCGGATTCAGCGTGACCTGCAGATGGCTGCCGAAGATCCGGAGGTGGTGGCGGCTCTCTTGAGCATAGACTCCCCCGGCGGCGTGGTGAACGGATGCGCGACCTGCGCCGACGCCGTCTCTTCCTTCGCCGATCGCAAGCCCTGCTGCGCCTGGACCGACGGCATGATGACCTCGGCGGCCCAATGGCTGGGGGCGGCGACCGGCGGCGTATACATCGGCAACGATACCACCGAGCTCGGCTCTATCGGTGTCATCGGACGCCACGTCGACGTCTCCAAGATGCAGGAGATGGACGGCGTGAAGACTACCATCCTCACCGCCGGCCGGTACAAGGGAGTGGGGCATCCCTACGCGCCCCTTTCCGCCGAGCATCAGGGGGTCATGCAGGACCGGCTCGATTATGCCTACACAGCCTTTGTGAACGCTATGGCTGGTTACCGCGGCTCCAAGGCGGAGAAGGTGCTTTCTGACATGGCGGAGGGCCGCATCTTCAACGGCCGCCAGTCGATCGAGGTTGGACTCGCCGACGGCATGATGAGCCTGGAGGACACGCTCTCCATGTTGCGTGACCAGGGTCGTAAGAAGTCGACCGGCAGCGTGATGAGTTTCGTAGGATTACCATCGCCGCAGGGCGGGAAAGCCACGGCGCAAATACAGCAAGGAGGAAAACGTATGCAGAAAGAAGAACTGAAGGAACAGCACCCCGCCCTCTACGCGGAAGTTTTCGAGGAGGGGAAAAAGGTCGGCGAAAAGGCCGGCGAAGAGGCGGCCGTCAGCAAGGAGCGCGAGCGGATCGCCTCGGTCCTCGATGTGCCGGCGGCCGGGCACTCCGCCCTGGTGAAGCAGGCTCTCATCGAAGGGGTGAGCGCCGAATCCCTGTCTCTCAATATCTTGAAGTCCGAGAAGAGCCAGCGCGACCATCACCTGGAGGCGAGCGAGAAAGGCTCCAAGGCTCTGGCCGCCGCCGAGGAGCCTGCAGCCGGCTCCCAGGAAGCACTGGCCGTCATCGCCGCCGCCGTTACCGCCGGCAGTACCGTCAAGTAACCCAACCTTTCAAGGAGGATCATTGCCATGACCATGAGTTCCACTGATTCCTACACTCCCGACCGGCTGTTGGCCGGCTGCTGCTGCCTTGTTTCGGACACCGCTCTTCTGGTTTCCGGCCAGAACCTCAAGCGGGGAGCCGCCCTGGGCAAGATCACCGCCAGCGGCAAGCTCACCCTCTTGAACAGCGCCAGCAGCGACGGCTCCCAGACCATCTTCGCCATCCTGGCCGCCGACTGCAATGCCAGCACCGCCGACACCACCTGCGCCGTCTACATCGCCGGCGAATTCAACAGCAATGCCGTCACCTTCGGGGGCACCGACACCGCAGCCACCCACAAGGCGGCGGCCCGTGCCCTCGAAATCTGGTTCAAAGACCCGGTCAAGGCCTAAGCCCCCGGCAGCATACTACTACAAGGAGACCTTACATGAGACGTTACGCTTCCACCTTCCTTTGCTGGACCTTGCTGCTGCTGGTGGCGGTCCTGCTCTTCCCCTTGGCCGGTCACGACTGCGCCCATGCCGCCGTTGGCGGCAAAATGGCCTTCCCGGTCCTGGCCGGCACCGTCAGTCTCTTCGAAACCCGCACCATGCTGCAGATCATCATGCAGCTCAAGCGCCCGAAGACCTTTCTTTTGGACACCTTCTTCCCGGGTTTCCGCACCTTCGACACCACCAACGTGGACGTCGACATCTATAAGGGCAAGCGCCGGCTCGCCCCCTTCGTTTCCCCGGTGATGGAAGGCAAGGTGGTGGAGAAGCTCGGCTACACCACCAACAGCTATAAACCCCCCTACGTCAAGCCCAAGATGCAGACCACCGCCCAGGAGATCCTCAACCGGCAGCCCGGTCAGGTCATCTACGGCACGCAGTCCATGGTCGAGCGCGCCGCCGAGGAGCTCGGCCGCAACCTGGGCGATCTGCTCGACCAGTGCACCCGCCGGGAGGAGTGGATGGCCTCCCAGGCTCTCAACGGCGGAGTGATCAACGTGGTGGGCGACGGCGTCAACGACACCATCAACTTCATGATGCCGTCCTCCCACATCGTCGCCAATGCCGGCGCTGCACTCTGGACCGCCAGCACCTCCGATCCGGTGAACGACCTGTCCACCTGGGCCCGTCTCTGCTCCCAGGATTCCGGCATCGTCCCCAACGCAGTGGTGATGGGCACCTCCGTGGCTACCGCCTTCCTGGCCAGGCTGCGGGATCCCAACTACAACGGCCAGGGGGAGCTCTCCACCATCAAGGTGCAGCTGGGCCAGATCAACCCCCAGATGCTCCCCAACGGCGTCACCTTCCTGGGGACCCTGCAGGCCCCCTCCCTGAACGTGGACCTCTTCACCTACGACGAGTGGTACATCGACGACACCACCGGCAACGAGCTCCCCATGGTCCCCGTCAACAAGCTGTTCATGGGTTCCACCAACGCCATGAACAGCAAGCTCTACGGCGCGATCCAGGACATGGACCTCCTGGAGCAGCTCGGCGCTTCGATGGTGGAGGCACCTCGTGTGCCGAAATCCTGGGTGACCAAGGACCCCGGCGTCCGCTGGCTCATGGTCCAGTCCGCCCCGCTGATCGCCCTCAACCAGCCTGACGCCTTCGTGGTGGCCACCCCCATCTAACCATTACCTCGCATCCTCCCCCTTCGGGGGGGGATGCGCCAGGAGGGATTGCATGTATCTCAAAGCCAAACACACCATCAACGGCCTCAAGCCCGGCGGCGAAAGCATCATCCGCGGGGAGGTTTTCATCGCCGACGAGAAGGACGCGGAGCGCCTCCTTGAGATCGATTTCGCCGAGGTCATCGAAGAAGAGGTCGTCGACGTCCGTTCCGCGGCCGGCGACGAACAGACGCAGCCTGCAGACAAACCGAAGGATGCTGGAAATGACGCCCCTGTGGCAGCCGCGGCCGCTGCCGGTGAGGCGCAGAAATAAAATGGCGGTCGACTTATCGACAGACGCCCAGGTCGTCATGCAGGAGTTTTCGAACACCGGCGTCGTCCTGGGCGTCAACACGGTGCAGGGGATATTCAACTGCCCCAGCAAGACCGTGCTCTCCTTCGAGCTAGGGGTGAGCTCCACCGACCCCACCGTGACGCTGCTGACCGGCGACTCCGAGGCCAACAACGTGGACAGCGGGACGCTGCTCACCATCACCAAGAACGGCACCGCCTACATGGTCAACGGCTCGCCCGACAGCGACGGCGAGGGGCTCACCGTCTGCACCCTGACGGAGCCGCAATGAGCGAGGAGTCCTACCGCCAGCAGATCGTGGACGCCGTGGTGTCCAAGCTGATGCTGATCGCCCCCGGGCAGATCTTCCAGCTTCCCGACGGCCCCTACACCTGCTCCACCAGCATCAAGACGGTCGTACCATGGCGGAAGGCCCCCTACTCCAAAACGGAGGTCCCGGCCATCTCGCTGCAGGATGACGACGCC